GCCAGTCGTGCCGCTGCACGTAATGTAAGGGCAGAAGAGTATATAAAAAAATTAGAAAAACAACAAAACTTAGATGATTTAGAAGATGCATTACAAGTACAAGAATCAAAAAGATTTAAAGGATATACTAAAGACCCATCAGAAATAACAGTTCCTAAACGGAAAGAAGCAGTGCCTGTAAGAGAAGCATTTCCAGATATTATGCCTACTCCATACGAAGGAGTTTCAGGATTAACAGGACCTGAACTATATACTTCTACTTCAAAACCATCTACTACTTCTCCTTCCTTTGATAGAGATAAAGATATTTTTCATCAAATAGCCTACGGTATCTCGAAACTTACAGGACAAGACCCTAGTGTAGAGCTAATATATCCCGGTGATAAAAGATACGGAAGTTCAGAAGAAGAAGACGAAATGGTAAAGTATCTTAAAAAAGGTGGGAAAGTAAAAAAGAAAAAGAAAAGTAAGAAGAAATACACTTCTAAAAAGAAATACGCAATGAACAGAGGCGGTATGGCTTCTGTTCGTAAACCAACCAGAGCATAAGGAGATTTAATATGCCAACTAATTATCGTTATCCAGGTAAATCCGACTTTGAGTCTTGGTCAATGCAAGGCGAGATGAGTGATGTCAATGCTGGTAGCCTATACCGTGAAGCTAAAGAAGGCGACTTGCTTGGTTCTACAGGTGCTAACTTCAGTCAGTTTACTCAAACTTCTAAAACAAAAATGAAGAATGATGAAGCGGCTATCTTTAGGATGGCTGAAGATCATTCTGTATATGATACTTCTGGAAAGTAGTATTATAACAAATGTCTCTTGACGACGAAGAAACAGAAACAATCGAACTTGATGCTGAAGAAGTTCCTGGTTTATCAGGAGCTATTCAGCAGAAATTTATTGAAGCAGAAGAAGGCCGATATAATGATGAGATGCGCTGGTTAAAAGCGTATAAAAATTATCGGGGGATTTCTGATAGCTCTACTGCTTATTCTTCTTCAGAGAAATCTAAAGTCTTTATTAAGATTACCAAAGTTAAAGTACTCGCAGCTTTTGGTCAGATTATAGATATTCTCTTTTCAAATAATAAATTTCCAATTACAGTTTCTAGTTCTCCAGTTCCAGAAGGTGTTGCAGAGTTTGCACACATACCTTCTCCTGAAGAGAAACAACTTCCTAAAGAAATAGGAAATACTTCATTACATGATCTAGGTTATGATGGAGAAGATATGCAAGAGTTTCTTGCTGGTCTAAAAGAAAAGTATAATGGTTCTACTCTAATAGAAGGGAAATCTATTTTTGATACTGCACAGATTTCTCCAGCACAGGAAGCTGCTCGTAACTTAGAAAAACAAATTCATGATCAGCTAATGAATACAAATGCAATGACTGTTCTTCGTCATTCTATCTTTGAATGTTGTTTACTAGGAACAGGAATTATTAAAGGACCATTTAATTTCAATAAAACAATACATAACTGGAAGGTAGAGAATGATCAAAAAACTTACGAACCTTATGAAAAGGTTATACCAAAAATTGAAGCAGTTTCTTGTTGGGATTTCTACCCCGATCCGGCGGCTGTTTCATTAAACGATGCTGAATATGTAATACAACGACATAGATATAATAGAGAACAACTACGCAGTCTAATTCATCGTCCATATTTTGATAAGATGGCTATTGAAGATGTTCTTTCTGAATCTCCTAAGTATGAAGGAAAACATTTTGAATCTGAAATTCATTCTGAAGGAGATGAGTATCTCTTCTCTGATAAAAGATATGAGATACTAGAATACTGGGGAATGTTAGATGCAACATTAGCCAGACAGTTTGGTTTAGATGTTCCTCATTATGTTAGTGATTTAGATTCAGTACAAGTAAATGCATGGATAGTTGGAGATGCGATTATTAGATTAGTTCTTAATCCTTTCGTACCTGCTCGTATTCCATACTTTACTTTCCCCTACGAATTAAATCCATATCAACTCTTTGGTATTGGCGTAGCAGAGAATATGGAAGATTCACAATTACTAATGAATGGTCATATGCGAATGGCTATTGATAACTTAGCCCTTGCTGGCAACATGGTTTTCGATATTGATGAAACCCAGTTAGTTCCAGGGCAGTCAATGGATATCTATCCTGGTAAGATTTTTAGGCGGCAATCTGGACAATCAGGTACAGCAGTTAATGGTGTTAAATTTCCTAGTACTGCCAATGAGAACTTACAGATGTTCGATACTGCTAGACGGTTATCAGATGAACAAACAGGTATCCCTTCTATAGTACATGGACAGACAGGCGTAACAGGGACAGGCAGAACTGCTTCTGGTCTATCTATGCTACTAAGTTCAGCAGGATTATCAATTAAAACTGTTATAAAGAATATAGATGATTTCCTATTAAAACCTCTGGGAGAATCATTCTTTCAATGGAACATGCAGTTTAATGATGAGAATGCTGAGATCGTTGGAGATTTGGAAATTAAACCAAAAGGTACTTCTGCTATCATACAGAAGGAAGTACGTACACAACGATTAACAACTTTACTACAAACAGTTGCTAATCCCATGTTAGCACCGTTTATTAAAATTCCCAACTTAATGAAAGAACTTGCTATCTCTCAGGATATCGATCCAGATGAATTGGTTAATGATCCTAATGAAGCAGCAATCTTTGCAGATATTTTAAGAGGTTTATCTAATGCAGCAGGAAACGGCGAAGAAGCTCCTCCCAATAGTCAACAACCCCCAGTCATGGGAGCCGGTCCAGGCGTACCTTCAGGAGCAAACCCAATGGACCCATCGGGCGTTGGTGGTGGCAACATCGGAATCGGAAATACGCCAGTTGCAGGGGAGAGCAATTTTACTGGAGCAGCTCCTCCACTTGAAGGACCAAATCAAGAGTTCGTTGGACAGCCATAATATGGATAAACAGAATAATGATGGATAAAGAACAAGAACAAGAAATTGCCCTTTTTATTTTTGGGGAAGCGTTTTCAGATCAAATACAAGGAATGTCTTTTGCAGAAGGAAGACCAGCTTTTGATTCTATTGAAACAGCTTCTTTAGATTTTACTGAACAACCATATAAACAAAGTAGAACAGTTGTTCCGCAAGGATTCCAAGATGGAGGAGATGTAGATAATGTCTATACGCCTCCTGTTTATACTCCTGAAATTAATAATATATCAAAGGATAACCCATCTTTACCTTATAAAGATTTGTTGAATGTTATTACAGGAAAGACAACAAATACCAAAGTACCCCCTCTTTCTGAGCAAATAGAGCTTGTTGATAATGGAGATGCAAGTATTGGTACAGATCAGGATATAGAACCACAAACTTTTGCTGGTTTTCTTAGTGGATGGGGAATTGTTGGAAGAGATATTATTGCAAATATTCCAACACCTATTAATATAGCAAGAAAAGCACTTTTAGGCGAGATACCTGGTATACCCGGTTTGCCAAGTGCCGTTGCGAGTCAATCGACTGCTTATGGTGGTGGAGAATATGGTCCTACTGGACCTGGGCCTGGAACTGGTACACCATCTGCTGCTCCCGATTCACCTGAATCTGGTGCAGGTATAGCAGCTTCAGCACCATCGACTGCTGGTACAGTAGGTACTGCTTCCACTCCAGGTGGTATTGCCGCTGCTACATCTTATAGTGGTGGCCCCGGTAGTCCCGGTCCCGGTCCCGGTCCTGGTGATCCCGGTTTTGGTGGAGGGGACGAAGGTGCAATCGGTGAAGGTGAATGGAAACATGGTGGACAGATTAAAGGATATCGAGAAGGTGATCTAGTAGAAGATGATCAAGCAGATACACAGTTAGACGATCTAGGTCTTGGTCCTATAGGAATAGTTAATGATCCTGATGGAACAACTGGTGTTGCAGATGATTTAGATATGGCCCTTCCACACGAATCATATGTTATAAATACAGAAGGAACAAACGAAACTGGAAAAGTAAGTATAAATAAAATGCTTAGAGAAGCTATTGATATGGCTATAGCAGATGGAGTTGATCTTCCAAGTGTAATTAAAACTGCTGAAAAAGTCCCTATAAAAATTTCTAAAGGGGAAACAGCAATTCCTTATCCTCTACCAAACTACATAGGATTAAGTAAATTGGAGAAAATAAATACTCGTGGTTTAAGAATAAGAGAACAACGAGAGAATGAAGAAGCGCCTGTTCAAATGGCTGATGCTCCTTCTACTCAAGAAGATTTATTAGCACAGATAAAACCTGTTGCTTAATAAAAACTGAACAGCTACCCGAAAGGCCCTGTTCGTAAACACCAAGAATGGATACCCAAAGTTCCCGCTTTGGCCCCAAGGAGGTATAATGGTTGATAAAGAACAAAATGAAGAGGAAGAACTAGAGCCTACCCCATATCAGAATGAATATAGAAGGACTCTCTTAGATTCTGATGAAGAAGAAACAGAAGAACTAAATCTTTCTGACCTTCCTGAAGAGGCAAATACTCAGCAAGATGAAGGACTAATTTCTAAGAAACAGGAACATGATTGGCAAAAAAGATATAGTGATCTTAAAAGCTATCATGATCGTCAACGAAATGAATGGCAACAAGAAAAAGAATTGCTCGATGCTAAGACTAAATTAGCAGAACAAACTACTTCTTTAGCCTCAATGCCTAAGACAACAGAAGAACTTGAAGAGTTTAAACAAGAGTTTCCTGATGTATATGGAGTTGTTGAAACTGTTTCCCGACTTCAAGCAGAAGCAAGAACAGCAGAAATTGAACAAAGGATTGCTGCTCTTAATAAGAAAGAAGAAGAAGCCAAATACAAATCGGCTGAACAGGAGTTGTTGGTATTACACCCCGACTTTGTAGAGTTAAAAGAAAGTTCAGAATTTTTATCATGGCTAGATTCACAACCTCCTACTATCTCAAATGGTATTTATAAAAATCGTACTGATGCTAGATGGGCTGCTCGTATAATCGACCTTTACAAACTAGATTCTAATATTCAACCCAAGTCTAAATCTAATAAAGCAGATGCAGCAGAAGCTGTTTCTTTTACGCAAAAAACTGTACCTGCTACTAGTAATGAAGATAAAAAGATTTGGACAAACGCTGAAATCTCTAAATTGAAGCCGCATGAATTTGAACGATTAGAAAAAGAAATTGTTAAGGCTTCAAAAGAGGGAAGAATAATATAACCGAAAAGGAGACATATTATGTCTGTAGGAAGAGCTGCTGGTTATGACAATCTAGTCAACGATGCGTTTTTACCCAGCATATTCAGCCAGAAAGTCCTTAAATTCTTCCGTAGAGCGTCGGTTGCTGAAGCAATTACAAATACCGACTATTCGGGAGAAATCGAGAACTTTGGCGATACTGTGAAGATTATTAAGGAACCAACGGTTACTGTATCTTCATATACTCGTGGTGCTGTTGTCAATACCCAAGACCTCACTGACACTGAAATTACTCTGACAGTTGATCAGGGCAATTACTTTGCTTTCAAGGTTGATGATATTGAAGAACGACAGAGCCATGTTAATTGGGAATCTTTAGCAACTTCTTCGGGTGCATTCTCGTTGAAGAAAGCTTTTGATTACAATGTCCTAAAAGAAATTAACGACAGTGCTGTTCAAGGTACTGCTACTACCGATACTGGTGCGGCTGGTGCAGCCATTTCCTGTGATACAGGTAATGAATGTGCTAACCTTCTTGCCCGTTTTGCTCAACAGTTGGACGCAAATGATGTCCCACAAGAGAATCGGTGGTTTGTCGCTAATTCTGGATTCTACGAGATTTTGAAACAAGCCGACGCTAAGTTGATGGATGCCAGTGTAACTGGTGAAGATATGTCAGCTTTGATGAACGGTGCAGTCACTGCTCGTAAAATTCATGGTTTTACATTGTATCAAACTAACGTCATCCAAACTGGTTCTACTGGTTCGGCTGCTGCGTTTACGTTTGGTCCATCTGCCACTAGCGGTGAAACAACCGTTCTTGGTGGACATATAAGTGCAGTATGTACCGCTTCTCATATTGCAAAAACTGAAGTCATCCGTGACCCTGATAGCTTTGCTGACATCGTGCGTGGTTTACACGTCTTTGGCCGTAAGGTTCTTCGTGGTTCTGGTGATGGCTACAAAGGCGTCCTTCAAGGCGTCGTAGACCTTAACACGTAGGGGAGGACTAAATTATGGCTACTTATAATGCTACGCATTCTGGCGGCGGTACTGTTGGTCACCCTTCTAGTGTCCAGAACGCCTATGTTATCACTTCTCCTGTTTATGATGCGGTAGATAATACTGATCTGGAGCAGGGTGACATCGTTCAGTTGATTGATTTACCAGCAGATACGCTAATTGTTGGTGGAGCAATCGAAAATCTTGAGGCTTCCGGTAATGGTCAAATTACGTTTGACGTAGGTATTACTGGTGGAGATGTTGATGTATGTATTGATGGCGGTGCTTCAAATGGTACCACTTCTATCAACTTCTTTGGCGCTCAAGGTACTGATTCTTGTTTGGTAACTTCCGCCGATACACTAGACCTTCTAGTGATTGATGGTGGTTCAAGTAAAACTACGGCATGGCGTTTTCGAGCGCATGTTGTCTTAGTTGATATTTCTAAGAACCCTGTTGAAAAAGCTACTGTTTCAACTGGTACGTAATATCTGAGTAAAGGTTTTGTAGGGTTCCTTTTAAAAACCCTACTACTCTCTTTGCTGTGTTCAAATTGTGAGGTAATAAATGTTTTTAAAACTATTAGATGAAGAAGATACAACCTATTTACGAAACCAACTTACGAATAAGAAATTTGCAGATGGAACAAAGACACAGAATATCAGTAAGTTTTATGATATTAAAAAGAATACAGAAACAACTGTTCCTGAGAAAGTTAGAAAGTATTTAATTGATCTTCTATATAATCATTCGTATATAGATTCAGTTTATTGTCCAAATAGAATATCAGTTAATTTTTATAATAGGTATACTGAAGGAGACTTTTACGATTATCATATAGACTCATTTAAAGCATCACCAAAATCTAATAATGTTTTTTATGACTACGGATTTTCAATTAATTTAAATGATGATTATGAAGGTGGAGAGTTTGTAATAAAGACAGAATCGGGAGAAATTGGTTTTCAGTTACAAGCAGGACAAGCAATTATATTTCCAATTATCTTTCCGCATAAAGTAAATAAGGTTACTAAAGGAGTAAGAGAAAATATTATAGGATGGTTTTCATCAAACGTATCATATGAGCAATTTTATATACTCAAATATCTACAGGAATCAGCAATGACACTTACTCAACTTATGAAAAAAGATGATGAAACAGCAAAAGTATATAATGATTTACTCTTAAATAATACACTTGTTCAAAACTATCTAAAGAAACTTTGGGGGAAATAAAATGTCAAAGAAAAATCCGTATGATATGGAGCATGAAGAATTTCAAGAGCATATGAAAAAGAAAGGATATACAGGTGAAAGTAAAGAGACAACTTCACAAGCTTGGCATGCAACGGATGAAGCAAAAAACCTTTTTAACAAGTATCTAGCATCTAAAGATTTTAGGTATGATGCAGGAAAAGAAAAAATTGTACCAGTTATAGGTAGTGGATTTGCAGAAACAGTTACGAGCCAAGCAGATAAAGCAGGAAGACTAAAAGCTAAAGGTGGTAAAGTAAAAAAGAACTATGCTAATGGTGGAACAATAAGAAAACCACGTCGAGCTTAATAGGAGAGTATAATGCAAGATACTAAAAAAATGTCTGGACCAGAACTAGCTTCAAAAAATAAAGAGGCTCTTGAAAAATTTTCTCAGGAATACTTTAATATGAGTTATAGTGAAGTTTTAAAAAAGATAGATAAAGAAGAAATTGAAAGAAAATTACAGGAACAAACAAAAGAATTTAATAAAATGCAACAACAAAAGTCTCAAGCACAAATGCAGACACAACAGCAATATACAAAAGCTAAAGGTGGTAAAGTAAAAAAGAATTATGCTAATGGTGGAACAATAAGAAAACCAAGTAGAGCTAAATAGGAGGAAAATAAAATGGCTTGTAATAATTGTGAATGTGTAGCTTGTGGAGAGTATGGAGAATGTACTTGTGAGAACTGCACCCCTGAAATGTGCGATTGTCAGAAGGTGGAAGAA